GATGAAAAGACCGATGTGGTTTACCAACGGAAGAGCAGACTCCGCAAGAAAATAGCCTCTATTCCATGTTTACATCAGGGTTTGTTCTTGAGGATGCTTCCTAAGTAATTGAATGTCAGTTTATTATGGAATACCCCCCCTGAAGAGATTTTGTAAATTATTGATAATCAATTATTGTTAAATAGCGGTTTATTCCGTAGTAATCAGTATGTTATAAAGATTGTTACTGCCGTCGGGTAACAAACCAGCAACAAAAAAAAGAGAAAACCCGTAAACGCTTTTAGTAGTAACAAAGAGCTGTAACAAACCTTGTTTTACAAGCGTTCCGGGTTTTCGGTGCAAAGATAACGAATAAACCTATTTAGGCAATAGAAAACAGCTACAAATTTAGAGTAACGGCGTTTTTGCCGCTTCTATTCTCTACCTGGTCCGCAGTTATATACGTTTAAGATCATCGGCGCCGGTTGCTGGCTTATCTCCAGGTAGGGATCTAAGAAGCTGGCGTTTGTAGTTTTGATCCTTTGCGGTGTCTATCTCTCTGCGGCGCATTGCGCGCGCTGCTGGTGTTAGCTCTCTGCTCTCTGTTTTTAGTCCTGGTTCGTTACCCATAGACGAAAAGCAAAGCACCTCTGGCGTCTCAGTTTTTGGTAAATTCTTCATATTTCCCTCACTTTTTAACCTTGTAATTTTCTCAAATTAGCCGATATTAGTACAGTATCGCCGCCCTCTACCGGCTGTCTATTTTCTTCCTTGCGCCACTCGTTTACGGTGTAGATACCGGCCGCTATTGTTTGCACCTGGTACTTAACTTTGCTATCCAGGTCGCACGCATATAGGCTGCGTCGGTCAAACTGGATTTTTCGTTTGCCGTATAGCGCAAACGGCACTAACTTACGGAGTAGTTCTACTTCGATTTTGCGCAAAATCGGGTTTAGGGAATTGCTTAAAAACGCTACGTTTGCCATTTCTGCGGTTTTATAGTTTTCTGCCGTTGTGTCGTATACCAGCTGCGGCGGTACATTGAAAAAACGGCAGATCTCGCGTACCGTAAATTTACGCGTTTCCAAAAACTGCATATCCGTACTATTTATCGAAAGCGCGCTAAACTGTACCTGGCCAGGTAGTGATACGATACGCGCCCCAGTTCTAAACCTTTCGTCCAGATCCGTAGCTGTCTTTTTCAGTTCGTTGTCCTGGTACTCACCGAAGCCGCGTACGCTGGTATCGTTGCTTACTATACCGCGCACATTACCGCCGTTAGCAAAGCGGTTTAACGTTCCTGGTCTCCGGCTTTTGCAATCTCTACAGCTGATCGGGCAAACGCCAGCGTAGATAGGCCGTTTTTGCCGTCGCGGGTATAGTTCTTAATATGTATTACTTCGTCCTCTGTATACGTACCCGTTAGCCCGTTTACGGTATCAGTAACCGTGTAGGTATCGTTTAATGTATCGTGCGCCACAGATCCAGGACTGCACAGTATTAGTCGCGAAATATCCATACTTGCTGCGTCGTACTGTGGCACGATATACGCGTTACCGTGCAGCAGCATATATCTAACTACCTGGGCCCAAAAATCAAAAGCGCCCGTATTTTCGTTAGGTTGCACAGCTAACAAATAATGTAGGCGCGCGTCGGTATCTGTCCTAAATACGCCGTTACGCTCTTTAAGATATAGCAGCGGCAAAGTTGCTACGCTATTGCTTAGGATCTCGACGCAGCGATATACGGCGCCGATATTAAGCGGCATAACTTCATACTGGGGCAGCAGTGATACCGCCCCAGCGCGCGGGTTATATACCGCAGCTGCATTAGTGTTTGTTTTTGAGCTTTCGCGCTTAAATCTATTTATCAAATTATCTATAAGTCCCATACTAACAGCGTCTGCGTATTTTATCTTCTATTTCCAGTATACCTACAAGTTCGCGGCCCTTGATCCTAAAATTAACGTCTCCGGATCCGTAACCCTGCGACGGCGCTAACATACTGCGTAACTTATCCAGTGGCGCTATTACTTCGGGGTTTCCAGACGCGCCGGCATACTCGCCAACCATTGCCAAAGTAGGCCCCGAAACTACGCCGCCGACTGCAAATTTTGGTATAGACTTCATCGCTGCCACTATAGCGGCTACGGCTGCCAATCCTAAGGCAATACCCGCAAACGGTATAGATGCGTGCGCTGCCATAGCTCCGGAAGCAGCAGCGGATACGTTAGCGGTAGTTTCAGCGCTTTTTACAGCCGTTTTAGCCGTAGACGCTGCAATTTCCTGGGCGGCTCCCGTTACCGCTGTAGTAGTGGCTATAGCGGTTGCCGCTGCTTCTCCTTGCTTTGCAGCTGTAAGCATATTTGTTACCCCAGTCAAAGCGCTAATTACTTGTATTACGGTTTGGAAACCTTGATACAGTCCTAAGAAACCGTCTACGATACCTACTACTGTCTGCCAGGCGTTGCCGTTTCCTTTCAAACTGTCGGTTATGCCCTCTATGCTGCTGCCAATACTTTTGATACCGCCCCAGCCGTCTTTTAGTGCCTCGCCCGTTCTTATTGCGGTTTCTTCCGCTGCTTTGCCCGCGTTCTTTATAGCGTCTGCTTTATCGTTCCAGGCAGCGATCTGCTGGTTAATTAGCGCGGCTTCCTCTACTGTGGCAGATTGTAATTTAGCAGTAAGAATATCTATATTATTGCCTATATCTCTAAGCGTGGCTGCGTCTGCTTTCCACAGTGGGCCGCTATCTTCTGCGCCGCTTTGTACAGCCTCGCTTACTTTCTGGCCTAAACTTTCGTATCGGCTTAGCTCGCTTTCATAAGCTGCAATTTCTTTATTTATAGCCTCTATAGCAGCCTCGCTTGTTGCCTCGCGTAATCTATCGCGGGCAGCTGCTATTTTTTCTTCCAGCTGGCCGATCAAACCCGCGCTGCCTTTAATTTCAGTTGCTGGTATCTCCACTTTCGGCGTAGTAGCGCCGCCGGCTTTTGTTGGCGTGTAGTTCGCGTACTTCGCTTTAGTCTCTCCCAGATCTATAGCTGGCGCTGCCGTCGTTGTCCTTTTAACGTCTACTGCTACCTCTACTTTTTTATTGCCTAATCCCAGTATGTTTTTAAGCCATTCCCAGGCTTCCTTACATTTTTCTACCAGCCACTCGAAAGCCTTAGCCAGTCCGTTCATAATCGCGTTAGCCAGCGGTTTAATCGCTTCCCAAACTCCGTTTACGATATTTCGGAAGCTCTCACAGTTATTATACGCGGCTGTAATAGCAGCAACTAAACCGCCAACTGCCGTAATAATTAAGCCTATCGGGTTGGCTGTTAATACCAGATTTAATACTTTTTGTACGCCCGTCCATACCGTAGTAGCCGCGGTTACTACCTTTTGCGCAGCTGCCGCCGCCAGGGTTGCTACTTTGTTTTTAACAAACGCCGCGGTAGATACTGCAAACGCTTTAGCGCTGGCGTATAAGGTTGTCGATAGGGTTTTAATACCGCCTACCAGTGTGGTAATGCTGGCCAGTGCCTGCGTAGACTGCGCCGCGATCGTAACAAACGGCAAAGCGCCATTTACCAGGCCGCCGATTTGCTCTTTAATATCGCCTAATCGGTTAGCTAACTGCTGCTGCTTTCCGCTTTCGGTCTGCGCTAATTGGGCGTTCATATTACCCACGTTATTAGTAATAACCTGGGCCAGCATAGCCGCGCGCTCGCTTTCGGTTCCGTACTTCAATACGTTTTCCTCAGCTTGGCTAAATGTAATGCCGACTTCCCTAAGCGCGGACGCCTGACCCTGCATTACTTTACCCATCAAGTTACCCACGCTAATAGCGTCCTGCGTGGTAGCGCTTAGTCCTTTTTGCTGGGCTAACAAATTATTCATAGCCGGCAGCAAAGTTTCCAGGCTCGCTTTTTCATTCAAAAACGTAGCGATCTGCTGCGCACCGGATAGCTGCACTTCGTCGCCGATAACTCCTAATTCCTGCTGCGCGCTGGCCAGCTCCTTAATACTCTGTATCTCGGCTTCGGTGGCGCCCATTCGCTGCTGCATAACGGTAGCTAATCGGGTTTCGTTTACTTCCTGGACGGCGTAAGCGTCTGCCAAATTTTGCATACCCGCTTGCAACTGGTTAAAGCTGCGCTGCGCTGCGTCTATGCCAGTAGCCAGCGCAGCAAAATTTATAA